TCCGCGTGGTCGGTTTGACCCAGAAGCAAACTTCGTTGTTAATCGGCCTATCTTGATTAGCGGCGAGGAGATTGCCCCCGGCACCACGTTTGACAAAAAGCTGGTCGATTTGCGCCGCTTGCGGCAGCTTTACGACCAGCGCTATCTGCGTCTATCCGAGCTAAAGAAGATTGAGGAGGTGTCCAAGCTCAAAGCAAGGCCTGGGCGTCTTTCAATCGGGCTTGGCACTGACGATGCTGGAGATTGACTAACCCGATCTATGGAGAAATAAAATGGCAACAGCTTTTGCGTCGCTGCCAAAAGTCAATCAGAGCCATCAACGCACTCGTTTACGTCCGCGTGACCTGGTTGGGGTTGCCTACTTGTTCACTGGCAGCCCCAAGCCCTACGCTGGGACTGTTCGGGCCAACAACGCCCCCGTCACCACCACTGGGGTTAGCTTGGTTCGGTTGCAGGAATACCTAGACATTGGGCTGACCAAGATCGCTCCATGACTTCGTTTCTTGATCAGATCAGGACGGAGATTGCGAAGGGGTTCAAAGGCAAACTGCGCCGCGGTACCCTTCGCCGTCGCATTATGCTGCTCAACGAGTTCAACGATCTTGAAACTGTTTCCTACACCGAGTACATCTTCGACGGTATACGTGCTGATTTCGATGCTCGTTATCGGCAGCAGGCATCGATCCCTGAAACCGACGTGAAGATCTTGGTTATTCTGGGCTCCCTTGCGATAGTACCAACCCAGGAGGACGAAATCCTTATCGAAGGCCAGTGGCACCGGGTGCGTCAGGTGCTGTCTATCGATCCTGCAAATGCTCATGCTGATTTACAGGTTTACCAAATCGCCACTCCAACCGAGCCGGAAATCTGATGCCTACATCCTTCGACCCTGATAGGATCAGCAAAAGCGTTCGCCGTGAGGTAATGGCGGCTGTGGTCAAGGCTACCGAGTTGGTGCGCAATGAGGCTGTACGCTTGGTGTTGGCGACCCCAAAGACTGGTCGTATGTATGGAGGTCGTCGCAGACCGCATCAAGCATCCGCTCCAGGAGAGCCGTGGGCGAGCAGTACCGGCCACGCGCTGAGCACCATTCGTACTGTTTATAACGAGAGCGAAATGTCCGGGATGGTTGGCATCACTGCTGATTATGGCGGCTTCCTGGAACTGGGCACGCAGAAGATGGAGCCACGCCCGGTGCTGCGCCCAGCATTGGAGAATACCTGGCCGCAGGTTGATAAGATCATAGCGGATGCGGTGAGCAGAGCGCTGAAGTAATGACAGTTCCTCAAGTTATTAACACGCCGATCCAACCGGACTTGAGCATTCCGTTTCTGGATGCATTGTTGGCCAACTACTCGCTGGTCGAGCTGTTGCCTGCTTATAATAACTCGGTTCCGATCTTCACCCGCAGGCCGGTTCCTACTGATGCGCCATACCCTATGATCGTTGTGTCACCGGATATCGTGAAGCAGAATTTGGATGGATATACCGATCTGCGGCCGAAGATAACTCGTGATATCGCGGTGTATGCCCTCAACGAAACGAGCGCAAACTACAGGCTGGCGGAGCAGCTGGCTTCCATGATCTTAACGCAATTCCATCACACTCGCCATGCTCTTGTGCCTCCGGATGGGTGGATGATAGCCAATATCGAGTCGCGTGGACCGATACCGGCTCCAACCGACGATGACATGTTTGTTGGGCGGGTAGTCAGCATCGACGTGTTGCTGGCGATGGATAACACTTAGAAAGGAGTAATACCAATGGCCGGAATTTTCTCTGTTGCCGGTACTCAAATCTATATCGGAAGCGCTACATCAGCGAAGATTACGCCCTTCGTTGCTGCGGACTTTACCCTGCAATCGTGGGTGCGCATTGCCTGGGTGGAAAACCTTGGCCAGTTCGGTGATGAGGCGGCTGAAATCGCCTTCTCCCCGATTGACGTGAGCCGCACGATGAAACTGAAGGGCACGTTCAATGCTGGTACATTGGCGTTGGTGGTCGGCAGAGACTACACCGACTCCGGGCAGAACATTTGCCTCATCGCCAATGGATTGCAGTTCGACTACTCGTTCAGGGTGATCTTCAACGACATGCCTTCCGGTGGTGTGGCTGGTTCGATCCGCTACTTCATCGCCAAGATCATGTCGTTCCGCGAGCAGTTCGACACTGTGAACAACGTCATTCGCGCCAACGTATCGTTGGGCATCAACTCGAATGTCGTTGCCATAGCGGCACATTGATGCGATCTCTAACGGTGCGGCCAAGCAGTTGTGGGCGATTCCACCTTGGACCGACATCCTTGGTGGAATCGGGCATTCAATGTCAGGCGTGTGGAAAATCCCTCGACCTGAACGAGCAGCTTGTCTATGCTCGCATCAGGATTCAGGTGCTCCACATGATCGAGGTTGAGATGGCTGCTGCTGAACGCCGTTCCAAGGTGAAAAAATCATGATGGATTTCCATGAGGCGCGCCTCGATCTTCTCAACCAGCGTGTGGCTGCAATTCAGCACGTCATGCTTGGGGAAATGTCCAAGGTTACGGACATACATGGGCGCGAGCATAAACCGGCTGGCTCGCCGGATGGTGGTGAGTTTGCAAGAACCGGTGGGGGTGGTGGATCATCCAGCGGAGGTGGGAGCGGCAGCAGCAGCAGCGGCAGCAGTGACGGCTCTGCACAACCAGGCTTCACTCATTTCCATGACAAGAACTGGGAGAACCTTACTCGGAATGAAAGAGATACCAGGATTGGGGATGCTTTCATTTACGTAAATGAGAAAGCCGACCCAAATAACATCCAAGAGGGGCAACGAAAATGGGCAGAGAGAAAACTGTCTGAATGGATGGAGTTTGCAACCGCAAACAACCGTAGTGCTTTGGAGCAAAGCATTGGTGATTGGCACAATGGCATGGTAGAAAGGCGGAAGAAGTTTACTACCGTTAAGCCTGGTGTTCCGGGCGAGCCGCCGAAGAAAACTTATGCTGAGCAGGCAGCTGGACATCGTTCTGAGGCTGAGCGGATTCAGGCTGCTACTGCCACACGGCAGGCCCAGCAGCGGGAAGGCGCGAAGTTTGGTGATGAGGGATTAAGCCCAGGAGCGACTGCTGCCGGGCGAGAGGCTGCTGAGCGAGAAGCCGAGCTGGAGGAGGAGGCAGCCTTCAGGGAAGATTTTGCGGGGCGCACTGCTCGTGAAGCGGTGGGTGGGGCTGAGGGTGGTGGACTCGTTTCCGGTGTTGGAAACCTGACTGGGCGGATCGCACGCACGGCTTATGTGGCTACTTCCTTGGCACGCAGTGTTGGTGGTTTTGTTGGTGAGGTTGGTGGTGGTGGTTGGGACTTCATTCAAATGGGGCGGCATCTCACCCAGATGCGCAATGATTTGTCTGATCTGACGCGGGAGCTGCGCGGATTGGGACGAGAGGGGAAGGTAGTTGGAGGTGCTGCTTGGGCTCAAATACAAGAGGCACGCGGAGCGCTGAAAACATTACAGGATCAGGTAAAGGCTGAACGCGAGCGCAGGAAAGAAGAGAAGCAGGAGGGCTAGGTTACTTACCCTTGTTCAATCGCGACGGAGGAGAGACTATGACGAGCAAGACTTACCCGCCTGGTGCGGGTGATGTTATTTTGGTTTTGGGTGATGAGGAGATCACCCTGAAACCTACATTGGCGGCAGGCCTGGCCATCTCACGTCAGGCTGGGGGCATTCGGGGAGCAATCGACAAAGTAATGGCTTTGGATTTGGACACCATCGTCTCGATTATTCGAGTCGGGGTGGGACCGAAGGAGATGAAGCGTCTCAATGGGCTGGAAGAGAAGGTGTACGCCAACGGGTTGATGGATAGCCAGGGCGAGCTGTTGGCCAAACTAGTCGAGTTTCTTGGCAACATCGCTCGTGGTGGCCGCCCAGCAGACGAGGAGGATGGGGAAAAGGAAAACCCTCCGGAGAAGAACTCGATCCTGCACAACTAGAGCAGGCGCATAGGAAGTTCTTCGAGGGTTTGTTGGTATTCTGTGGTGGCTGGAAGGGGTGGACTTCGGAGCAGTCGTTGGGCGAAGACTTGAACTATATCCAGTCTGCTCGACAAGGCCATGTTGAGATGCTGCAGGCGATCTTTGGTAAGCCTGAGGTCTCAACACCTGCCCCTATGCATGGAAGGAGGCCTTATCCTGCTGCGGGGCCTCCCCCTGCTACGGAAGCCCCTCCTCTAACTCCAGAAGCCTTTGATCTTTTGTTTACCGATAAACAACCATAAGGACATGGTTGATGGCTACCGTCGCTACCGCTGACATCCTAATCCAAGCGAAAATGGATACTTTCGACCGCGACTTGGAAGCGGTCCGGAAGAAGATGGAGTCGTTTGACAAGGCAACTGTTTCGTCGCAGTCGGCGGTAAAGTCTTTTGATACTAGTATCAGTGGTATAGTCAAAGCGATTAGCGACCTTGGTGCATCGTTTGAAAAATCACGAAACTCCGCCTATGCCGCTACTGACACCTATGTCAGGTTTTTCAAATATATCGGACCCCTCGTAATCCCCGTTACCGCAGCGGTTACTGAATTCTATCTTGCTTGGGAGAAGGCTGGCACCAACATAGCCATTGCACAGCAGAAGATTGCCGGTGCGTCTAAGTTATCAGTAAGCGTCGAATTTTTCGAGGGGATGATCAATGCTGCCAGTAAGATGAAATTAAACATCGATGATCTGGCCGGGGCCATCCAAAATCTAGCCAAAATATCCGAGCCAATTCTAGGTGGCTCGACTTTCACCAATCGTATCAACCAGCTTTTCAACATGGGGGCTCTCGGTTCGGACAATAAGACTGCGCTGGAAAACTATCGTTTGGCAATCACAAGCGAGCAGAAGTTTGAGGCTGTCAGTAAGTTGATCACCGAAGCCTACGAAAAGGGTCGTGTGCTGGCGGCTTTTGATCTGGCGGAGAAGCTGCTTCCACGAGAGATGTACGAGAAGTTCCGGGCATATCCGGATTTGCTTGATCGGATCGTCAAGAAGCAAAAGGAGCTGTCACCCAAGGACACTTCGGCGACTTTCTACGCTGCCAACATTCAGAATCAAATCGATGCTGCCAAAAAAGAGTTTACAGCGATTGGTGAGAGAGCCAAGAAGGAAATGGAGAAGCCATGGATCGAACGTCCTTGGTCGACAAGTAGTTATTTCTCTAATCTGGCGCAAGAATTCACACAGATCGGGATCATCGCTGATGCTTCGATTAAAAAGTATTTGTTTGGTTTGACTGGTGCCAGACAAGAGCAACGTCGGCTTCTTTATGAGTCGTCTTTCCCACCTGAGCCCTCGGAAGATGAATCGAGGGCGTTCATGGACAGACGAGACCCATTTAATGCTGCGACAGCAGTGCGTCGAGGTGTCATAAGTCCTCGGCGTAGTGGGTACGGGGTGGTCGATATCACTACCGACAGGAACCCTATGGGAGGAAAAGAACCTATAGAAGGGGAACGTACAAGAAGTGGTAGGTTAACGGCAGATAGACTGGCGGAGTTGCGTTGGACGCAGGAATTTACCGACGCTACGACCAAGTTAAATGTGCAGATACGCGATACATCACTTGTGCAAGCTCAAGCAGCGCACAGTGTTGAGATATCAAGAGCCGCAATGGGTGACATGAGTGATGATGTCACAGCTCTGACCTTGGCTTACAAGGCCATGAAGCAGCATATTTTTGAGGCAGGAGGCGCGATAGCATCCAGTGAAGTTCCCATAGACCAAAGTGCAGGTGCTGTTTCTCGTGCTCGTGCCGAGTTCCAGTTATGGGAACTTGCGGTCAAGGACTATGTGCTGCCTGAATTGGTTCCTCAGCGCGAGATAGACAAAATTCGTCGATTGGGCGCGGAGCTGGAGTCTGCTATCAAAACGAAGCAGGCTGCATCGGACTTCTCCGCTGTTACTGGTGCTTTGGGGAGAACAGCAACCGCAACTGAGCAGCTTTTTGTAAAATATTCGCAACTCGATAAAATACAGTCCACCACACATGGTCGCATGACAGCGGATGTGGCTCTACGGGCCAGGGAGGCGGCTGCTCGGCAAGTAGAGGCTGAGTTTTTGTCTCGTCGCACATCCTTGCTGGGCGAGGCTACTACTGTGGCCGATAGAATGCGCGACATGGAACTCAAGTTGGCGGATGCCATAGCCGCAAAGGTAAAGATAACACAAGAGGACATTGATACGATTCGAAGGAATACTATTGAGCAGGCAACTGGAGTCAGGACGCTGCAAACCCAGATCGATGCAGTGCGGACGCAGGCCAAAACAATAGGTATGGGCGTCGGAGCTGCCACTACGCTGAAGACAGTGGAGGACGCAAAGAACGACAGCATTCGTAAGGGCAATAAGGTATACGAAGACAACAAGGAGAGCATTAAGGGTTGGGGAGGAGAACTCGGCCGTGTAACTGATGACCTTAATCGTCTAAAGATCGCCACGGATGCCAAATACGAGTTGAATTTGCTTCCTCTATCAGATCAGAACATTGCGGTTGCCAAGCAATTGCGCGAGCTGTATGGAACCGACATCC